GTTGGTAAATTAATTTCAAAAACTAAATTACCTTTACACAAATTAGATGCTATGGGCTTGTTAGGTCGTGCAGGTGGTGCAGGTGCAGCTGGCAAAGGTCTAAAAGGTTTAGTGGGTAAAATGGCAGGAGCTGCTAAAAGTGCTATAAAAAAAAGAAAGAAAAAACAAGGTTACAAAGCTAGAGAAGATGAGTCTATAGGTATGAGACTTGGAAAAGAATCTGGTAAGAAACAATCTATGAAAGATAGAAGAAATGAATCTTACGGAAAATTTGGTAAACGTCCAAATCAAAAAATTAACAGACGTGGTGGTGGTGTTGCTAGACGTGGTATGGGCAAAGCTAAATAGTTAAATGCCAACTTATGCTAGCACAGCAAATTTTGACTTTTCTATTGATGAAATAGTTGAAGAAGCTTTTGAACGATGCGGTTTACAAGATCGTACTGGGTACCAACTTAAAACCGCTCGTCGTTCTTTAAATCTTCTTTTAGCTGAATGGTCTAATAGAGGACTTAATCTTTGGACAATACAAAAACAAACAGCAGCGTTAGCCGCTAATACTATTGAATTAAGTGGAACTTCTTTGTATGGAACCGCAGCTACAGACGCTTCTGAAATAATAGAAATTACTGATCTTGTTATTAGAGATTCTGATAATAATGAATATAACTGCTCTCCTATTAGCAGATCGACCTATTTAAACTATACAGTTAAAACTTCTGGTGGAAGACCTACTCAATATTATTTTGAAAAAACAATTAATCCTAAATTGTATTTATACCCAGCTGCGGACGTAGCTTATACTGTGGTTTATTATGCAATGCTTAGAATGAAAGACTCGGGTGATTATACTAATAACAATGAAATACCTTTTTCATTTCTACCGTGTTTAACAGCAGGATTAGCTTATTATATAGCCATGAAATATGCTCCAGATAGAATTGGAATATTAAAACAAGTGTATGAAGAAGAATTTAAAAGAGCAGCAGATACAAATAGAGAAAATGTAAGCTCTCATTTTGTTCCTAAAACAGACTTTATAGGAGGAACTTATTAATGGCTCGTTATTCATCAGGAAAGTTTGCTTTAAGAATATCTGATAGAGATGGACAAGCTTATCCATATAATGAAATGGTACAAGAATGGACAGGTGCCTGGGTACATACTTCAGAGTATGAACCTAAATCTCCTTTACTCAATCCAACCAATCATCCTACGGATGCCCAATCTTTACAACATGCTAAACCACAAGTTGTTAGTGTAACAATACCTATTGGAGGCATTTATATAAATGATGATGTGAATTCAACCAGTATGACTAATGGTGGATCTAATGGTGTATCTCCCGCAATAGGTGCTAATGGTTTTCAAACTGTTTTACAAACCATACAACAATTTAATCCTATACCTGCACCTGGCGCAATGGAAACAGTACAGGTGAGAACAATGCAACCATTGAGTGGTAGTTCTCAAGCTAACCAAGATACCATAATGAACACACAATTAGGAACAGCAACGGTGGTAATATCATGAGCACATATGCAGAAGTAGTAGATCAAATAAGAAGTTATACGGAAACATCCAGTGATGTTTTAACAACTACAGTAGTTAATGATTTTATTAATCAAGCAGAGCTACGTATATTTAGAGAAGTAGATCTTGATGTATTTAGAGCTTATCAATTTACAACATTAACACAAGGTAATGAATTTGTTACTTTACCTGGCGCTACTCCGACAACTATGGCTTTTGTTAGAACAGCGTCTATTTATCCAACTGCAGGAACTGATGCAAATACAAGAACATACTTACTACAAAAAGATATTAGTTATATGACTGAATATTGGCCAAATAGAACTTCTCAAGGTAAACCACGTTACTATGCAATGTGGGATCAAAATACAATATACCTTGCGCCAACTCCTGATTCAGCTTATAAGATAGAGTTAGCTTTAAATCGTAACGAAACAGGGCTTTCTACGACTAATACCACAACTTGGGTTAGTCAGAATGCACCACAAGTTTTGTTATATGCTTGTCTTATTGAGGCGTTTAAATACCTTAAAGGACCATATGACTTGCTTGCCCAATACGAAAAAAGTTATCAAGAAGCGGTACAGCGACTTGCAATTGAACAACAAGGAAGAAGAAGGAGAGACGAATACCAAGACGGTGTTATTCGTTTACCTTTACCTTCTCAAAACCCATAGGAGATAAAAATGGCTATATCACAAGCAGTGTGCAACTCTTTTAAAGCAGAGCTTTTAGAAGGGAAACATGATTTTGCGAATGGCGGGCACACTTTTAAAATTGCGTTGTTTACATCAAGCGCAAGTTTAGGAGCAACAACTACTGCTTATTCGACAAGTAACGAAATAACAAATACATCTGGTTCGGCTTACTCAGCAGGCGGAGAAACTTTACAGAATCAATCTGTGACAGGAGGCTCATCAGCATCCACAGCTTATGTTGATTTTGGAACAGATCCTCAGTGGACTTCTGCTAGCTTTACAGCGAACGGAGCGATGATCTACAACACTACAACAGATGGTGGAAGTGGAACAACAAACGCAGTATGTATTTTAGCTTTTGGTTCTGATTTTACAGCAACTAACGGCACGTTTACAATTCAGTTTCCAGCACCAGGTACGAGCACAGCAATATTAAGACTATCGTAGGGGTTCAGCATGGCATTGATTATCAATGATCGTGTTAAAGAAACCACGACAACAACAGGAACGGGGACCATTAACCTTGCAGGAGCAAGCACAGGTTTTCAAACTTTTGTTGCTGGTATCGGTACAACTAATACAACGTATTATTGTATTACGATGCAATCAGGTAGCACGGAATATGAAATAGGAATAGGCACTGTTACAGATGCAGCTACTGATACATTATCAAGAGACACCGTTTTAGAGAGCACTAACAGTGATAATAAAGTAGATTTTTCTGCAGGTGCAAAAGATGTATTTTGTACATATCCAGCAAAGAGGGCGCCATCCCCTGTCATGGATCCTACAGCATATGTAACAACACATAATTCTACTATCAGTGATACGCAAACAATGGACTCTGGCGTTTTAGCTGGACCTGTATCTATTACAGGTACGTTGTCCGTAACAGGGAATTTATTTATTTTATGAGTGTACTTGAAGTAAATAAAATTATACCACAAGGATCAGGTACTGCTCTTCAAATAGGAGAGAATGGTGACACCATAACGTTGCCAGCAGGTACAGTAATAACATTACCTAATGGATCAATTACAAACGATGAACTAGCAGGTTCTATTGCCAATTCAAAATTAGCAAACTCAACAATTACAATTAACGGATCATCCGTTGCTTTAGGTGGCTCAACCACTGTACAAGCAGCTTTAACTTTTCCAACAATCAGTTCTATCAACCCTTCAACAATAGAAAACACACAAACAGCAGTTACCATTACAGGAACTAATTATGTTTCTGTTCCTTTCGTAGATGCAATTAATGCTACAACAGGAGCTATTGTATCAGCAGACTCAGTCTCTTTTACTAGCTCAACTGTTATTGTAGCGACGTTTACACTACCAGTAGACGGCACTTATTTTCTTCGTGTAGAGAACAATGACGGATTAGCCGTACGATCAGGTTCAGCATTACTAACTGTATCAGACGCACCAGCTTGGCAAACAGCGGCAGGTAGTCTTGGTACTTTTGCTGCAGGATCAAGTGTTGGAACGATTACAATTACAGCGACAGATGCAGTGTCTTTTGCTGTAACTTCTGGGTCTTTGCCTGGAGGTCTTACGTTGAATACAGCAGCAACTAATGCTACAATAACAGGAACAGAGTCAGGAGCAACAAGTGCTACGACATATAACTTTACGGTGACGGCTACAGATGCACAAGGTCAAACAGCAGCTAGAGCATTTAGTATAGCAATAACTGTAGGACAACAAAATAGTATGAGGTTTGATCCATAATGGGAACATATTTACAAAAAACAAATTCATCACCAAGTTCTCAAAGACAATTTACTGTATCAACATGGGTTAAAGTATGTCGTGAAGGTAATGACAGATACATGTGGTCAATGAGAGTTGATGATAGTAACTGGATAGGTTTTAGATTTGCAACCAATGGTTGTGTTATTCTTCAAATATACGATTCTGGTAGTACAACGGGACAGCTTCAGTCAAATGCATTTTTTAGAGACTTTGGTTCTTGGTATCATTTTGTTGTCAGAGTAAATACAAACGATAGTACTGCTGATGATAGATTAAGAATTTATGTAAACGGCACTCAAATAACATCTTTTTCTACTAGAACAAACCTAGCATCAGGTTATGACATACCAATAACTGGTAATTTTCAAGTAGCAACAAGCCCATATTCATCACAATATAACTCAAACAGCTTAGATGGATATTTAACTGATTTTAATTATTGTGATAACTACTCTTATGCTCCAACATCGTTTGGAGAAACAGATTCTACAACAGGAGAATGGAAACCAAAAG